TTGACCCACTATCTTGTGTCGATTGGGATAAAGAGGTCACAGACTCGGCGCGACATGGAAAGCTTAATATGTTTCGTTACGAGTTTTTGCTAATTGACCCGCGCGCGAGCTCAAGCGCAAGACCTACGCAGACACGCTACTCGCATGAGTATGTGAGAGACGGTGAGAGCGTAACAATTAACCGCTATAAACTACCCTCAGATCAGCAGATTATTACAGGCGCAAAGCCTACGCAGACAGCAGAAAACGGTGCTTGGGTAGCAGAGGCACCAGCGCCGATTTCGTTAAGGGAAATTCCGATAGTAATTATCGAAGATGAAAGCTGGATTAAAGAGGCAGCTGAGGAGGCTTTGCGGGTTCATAACCTTAGAAGTAATAGAGATAATATTCTCTATTTTCAAGGTTACAGAACGGATTATATTACAGGCATTGACCCTGGCAACCCTGATCAGCTTAAGGCTTTCTCAGAATATACTAAAGTACTTTTACCTGCAGGGGCGGGCGTAATATTCACCGACCCCGTAAGCACCGATCAATATGATAAAGCTATACAGCATGGCATTGATACCACCTTTAAGGTGGGGCTAAATTTATTTAGAACATTGCCAGAAGATTCTAAAGTCGGACAGTCTG